CTAAGATCTATGCCCACCGTGCGCAGAACGTCGCGCAACGCCTGATGAAGTCCCTTCTGGAGAAACATATTTCCAGTTGGTTCACCAGCAATCATACGGTGAGTCTTGAAGTTTTTCGGTACACAGGTCAGCTTGTTCCCAGCGACGATCATATGCGCTGGGTCTTGCCCATTGGGGCCCCATATCGGGATGGTCGGGAATACCGACCTCAAGATGCTGAAAGCTTGCTCAGTGGTCTCGACTGTAGTCGAGTATTTGTGTATTGGAGTCCCACGCACCCTGGGCAGCGTAACGCTGCCGCCCTTGGTAAATGTGAAGCCCGACACAACCGTTCGCCAATCTAAGGAGTTTAACAAACGACCAATTTTCTCACGAGCGCGTAACAGTACGCGTGTGACATCCTGATTTTCAGGACGATGACCGTAGAAATACCTTTCGAAGCGTAGGTTGGTTTGTTTACACAGCTCTTCCGCCTCGCGAAATTTTGCGAGGGCTGCCTTCGTCTTCAGTTCATTGGTCTCCGGTTTCCCGTCATCCAACTTACTTAGGACCTGTTCCGCGAAGTACTCTACTGCGAAGCGATAGGTACCACCACCACACCTTGCGGTGCCGAGTTGTGGACCTGGCGTTCCGAGTTCGAAGCCTTCTCGCGGGACGTACCCGACGCTCGTAAAGACACGTCGTAAGTACGACTCAAGGTCAAAAGAAGTACCACTGCTATGAGCCCGGTAAGGGCTAGGAGGTGAGACAAGCATTGTAATGCTCCTCGTACAAACGCGGATATGTAAACCACGTCAGCGTTGCGAATGGCCTGTAAGGGCCTGCCGGAATGGCGATAGTTCATCTCAGCTCCTTAGAGCTGGACAATCAGACCCGCAATGTCAGACTTCTTCGCCGTCAAGGCGTTGAGAGTCATCGTGACGAGGTTGAGCCGCTCTTGAGCGGTCGACTGAGGTGCGAAGTTGAAACGCACATCAGCCGAAGACCCGTACTTGACACTGTAGGTACCATCCGTTGCAACGACCTCCGTCGGATCCCACATGGTGAGACGTGCGGTGTTATTGGTCCCACCACTCGCTGCACGCTTGATATCGAGGCCGAGAGTTTCCTGGCCCTTCAATGTCTGCGCGCCCGCTTCGTTCACATACCGAGCCTCCGATCCGTCTTGGACGGGGACGAAGGTGTGAGCGACCGGGGTCGGGGTGGTGGCGTCGTTTACGACGATATTGCCAATGGCCATGTTATACCTCTGGTAAGAAGCGTTACTCGCCTGGCAGGATGCCAGGACAAGAGAAGACGTAAAGTAGCCAGGGTTCCCTTTCGAGAATTTCCTTAACTAGCGGAGGTACTACCTCACATTTACGCGCGACACACCACTTGAACTTTAGTTCGTTCATTCCATCCCGAGTAACGGGCAGCGGTGTGAGTTTCACGGCCTGATCGTCCCTTGAAAGAGGGTTGACACGACCGACAGCAGGTTGGAGTACTGCTGGGCAGATGGTCCTTTTCTTTTCATTTGGGGAAGGATCGACCCCATTGGTCCATACAAGTCACCTCTAACTACTCGGTTAACATCTTTCCGTGTAGCGTAGTCGGGAGCAACCGGCCATTTGTATGAAACGCCTGGCCCGGAACGCGGTGTGAACTTGGACTGGTAGATGGTGCGCCAGCTTTCGGTCCAGTGCGTGTCCCAGATGAAACCAACATTGCTGTCCAAAACACTCAACCAATCACCAAGAGAGGTGAAATAATCAAGTAGCCAACTAAACGGCATGCCGTTGTAGAGAGCTTCGGGAGGATTTGTAATCCCGAGGGTTGACAGCCGACCTATAAAGCTGGGCTTTGGTCTTACACCTATTGCTACCCTCACGGAGCGAACGACCAGATGTTCATAGTCGCCGTACTCGCATGGGGAATAGTTAAACAGTTGCAGATTGCCCTTTTGCCTTATGGTATGTCTAGCATACCCACGTGCGATCCCACCATACTCGAATGCCATCTCAGCCTTGCGGCGTGAAAAGTCGTCAACCATGGCGGATATATCGTTGATTGTGGGTTTGATGCCGAAGTGGTAGTAGAGCCACCCTTGCGGGATTTTACTGGCTCTTCTAACGCTCTGCACGTGGCGGACTTCCGCCCAGTGCTTCCGTCTCCAGGCTGGGTAGCTCATTACATCGGGCTTAGCCTTTCTGAAGTTACGGTAGGCCGCACGAAAATCACCCTTTTTAATCAGGGTGCGCGTGCGGGCGACAAGACTCATCAAGTCCATCGCCATCTGTGCTACACCGCGTGACTCTGCTATCATCACGCCGGCGTTCCACTTTTGATCCTTTACGGCTGACAAGGCCTGCAGGATTGCTTCTGTTCGAAGCTGCTCATTAACTGAGTCCATCGTTGTCGTGTGACCGATCCAATGGTTGCGCAACGAGTTGGATGCCGCATTACCTGGTCCCACGAAGCGTTCAGGCTCGCCCGATGTTCTGGTGCGATCCCGATAGCCGCATACGACCTTTTCTGCGATCAGTCTTCGAGCTGTAGGAGGTCGTAGCCCAGGCGGTTTAGCCGCCCTATATGGGTTATTGACACTCAGAGACGCCTGCCTGGAAATCTGTTGAACAGATCCATTTGGCGCACCATAGTAATACATCAACGTTTGGTGCGGCAGCTGGATATTGTAATTTCTGTCATTTGGACCCCGGGGGGCGACCATGGTGTCTCTCCTACAAAGTGGCAAACGTACCAAATCGTACGTCAGATCTTCGGCGTACACTCTATTGTAACAAAGTGCACAGCCATCGCGATAGCGATGAG